TCCTTTTCCGTAGCGTTGTCAGATAGATTTATAAGTTGATCGGGGTTTGTGTGTAGTTCGATCATGTCGATTTTCTCCGTAGTTAAAGATTAAGGGCTTGCCCGCCCTGCTGCGATAATATGCGATAACTTTATAAAAAGTAAAGTAGGAACAAAAAAGGCGGCCAATGCGGCCGCCCTCGGTTGTCGTTTGGTGGTCTGGATCAATCGAACCGCGCGACCTTAAAACGCCCTGTTTTTGTCTCGACTACCGCGGCAACGCCGTAATCGTAAACATAACAGAAAAACTTGCCCTCAAAACCGAACCGCGCAAGCGGTTCCATGTCTGGGTCGTCGTCGTTGGTGGCCTGATAAACGCCGCTATCTGTCACGTGTCCAGACCATGCATATTTAAAACCGCCAAACCCGTAGGCCTCATCCATTGCCTCGCAAACGTTCTCTAACGTCTGGGGGATTTCGGTGTTGTTGGTTTCGATACATGCCGCGCAAAAGAAATCGGGAATAATCCCGCACGCCTCAATAATATCGGCGGGCACTGCCGCGCCAATGTCAGGGTTGCGGGTGGGATTTAAAACGCGATCAAGCAAAATGTCGCTTGGGCGGAAATGTGTTTGAATAATATTGGTTGCCATTGTGTGGCCCTCCGTAGGTTAAAGTTAACGAGGCTTGCCCGCCTCATCTGCGACTATATGCGATAACTTTATAAAAAGTAAAGCCCCAACAAAAAAGGCCCGCACAATGGCGGGCCAGTCTATAAGGCGGGGCGGGTGTTTATGCTGTGACCTTGTCCAACAATGCGCCCGCCTTGCGTTCAACTTCTATCCGCGCGTCCTGATGCGGAACATCGCGGGCAATCGCTGTTATCGCTTGCGCTGCATCCCAAACGGTTTCAACGGGGCGGCCTTCCTCTTGCAAGTGGCGGGCATTTGCTGCCTTAGCCATGCGACCAGATAGGCCCGCGCGTTTGGTCAAGAAATCCAAACGTTCGTCATCATCCGCCGCAATCTTGGCCGCCTTCGCTGCCTCGACCCCTTCGACAAAAGTTGCGGTCGAACCATGTGCGAAACTTTCAAGGGCGGGGCGGGCCTCATATGCAAAGCGATCTGGCGCAAATTTTGTGTGACGAATTTTAATTTCTTGGAAATTTTCAACGCCCCATAAATTGCGGTTCATGCAAACGCCACGCAAATACATCGCCGCAATGCCCGCGGTTTTGCTGCCTGTTTCGCTGTTCCATGCATAGAACCCGCGGAACATTAAATCAGGTTCGCCGTTCGCAAGCTTGCCGACTTCGATAGGGTTGCGATCATCCACCAAGAAAACAAAAACATCACGATCCGACGCAAACAAGGTTGTTGTTTCCATGCTCACGGGGATTTCTGGATCATAAACGGCCAAGCCATTGCGCGACCCAGTCATCATGCCCGGCACTTTCCAACGGCCGCCGCTTTCCTCAACTAGATTTTTGATCGGTTCCAAAATTTCCCAATCGTAAATCCGCCCATAATCTGGACCAGTAGCGGCCCGCAATTCGCCGCCGCCAATATTCTGCGACCCGTATACCTTAATCAATTCTTTGCCGCGGTTGTGACGCAATCCCCACTGGATGCAATCCGCCGCAATAGGTGCGGGCAAGTCTTTAAGGTATCCCGCGGGTGTCCCTGCCAGTTGTGAGATTTGACCAAACGACCAATTGGTGGGCGTATGTAAATGCTCACGGCGGTTGTCATCAGTGTATTCAATAAAGATATTCCCGCGACTGGGGTTGTCGTGATCGACGTCGCCAACAATTTTCATTCGATGCGTATCGACCACGGTCGATTGCATTTGGCGGGCATCCTGTTTTTTGAACGTCAACATGTCATCCAGTGACAAAAATTTCTGATCGTCTGGACGTGAAAACCACTGTGAAGAAACTGCGCTGTTCCCGATTCCATGCGCAAAAGCGTTAGTTGTGTAAGTCATGTCATTAACTCCGTAGTAAGACAAAATAAAACGGGGCAGGATTACCCCGCCCCGATGTTATCGCATAAACTCGCATATAATAGCAAGCTAATTTTTACAAAAGTTATTCCGCGCCAATGTCGCCCGCAACATGGTGGCGGATGATCGACCGCGGCGGCAATGATTTTGCAAACCGCAAAAGCTTTTCGCCGTCGGTTTCCTCTTGTTCCCCGTTCGCGGTTTCGTTCCACCAAATACGACAGTTGCCCGCATCCGCATAGCATCCGCCGCGGGTTTCTAAATCGGCGGCCTTTTTCTTGCTAGGACCATGCGCAGTAAAGCCAATAATATAATTACGATCTCGACGCGCACATAATGGATCGCCGTTACCACACTGGGCGCAAGATATATCGCGATATTCTGCGGGGCATCTTACAATGGTTTTCCCGTGGGGTGCTGCTGTTTTGCGACCGTGCCAAAATGTTTCGGGCACGACAACCACCGTCGGAACATATTCGGCCGCAATGTTGGCGTTTTCTAAATATTCCGTCGAATAGTTTACAACCGTCTTGCCCTCCCAGTGATTTCGAAACCACTGGTTCCAGTGAAAATGCGTGTAGGTAAACGAGACGCCCTTGGGGGGTACAGCATCCAACAACGCGTCAAAATATTTCCAATCTATTTCGGCCGCGCCTTTACCACTGCAATTCATTTTGCAATCGCTTGGGCAAGTTGCGTATTTCTCGCCACTGCCCGCCCGATAAGTTACCGCGATGCCCGCGGTTTTTTTGGCCCGACTAATTTCTACAGTCTTTAACATGGTTTGCCCTCCGTAGGTATAAGACATGTCGCATATTATAGAACAAAGAAAAGCCCGCGGTCAAGCGGGCTAATTTTTTATTTATTTACGACGTCTGCGGATGCGCTGTTTCGGTCGTTTCATCGGTCGGGCGCGGCGTTGTTTCTGTTCAAACTCCTGCACTTTGTCGGGGCCGTGTTTTAGATATGCCCACAATTTTGCAAACAATACCATCATTCCCCCCAGTCTTTTTGGTCGCCATTGTTTCGCGCTCTAATATACCCCGCTTTATATGCGTTGACTTCCGCCAAGGTCATATCCGCCTTTCCTACGCGGTCGGTCGTATACGTCGCGCCTTTGTAATAGTGGGGATCAAAATCCCGACCATACCAATAGTCTGCTCCGCCTCGGTCGAACGGTCCGCCGTGTCTATCGTCGTAGGTTCTCATGCGCCCGCCCTCTCAAATTTTGGCAAAACTTCTTTTCTAAATTTGTCTGCCAAATCGATATAAAACGAACCAAATTCCTGATCCATTACTTCTGCCAAAGGTGGGATTGCATCGTTGGTCTTTCCTCCGTTCTGGTCAACATATTCCTGCGACCATACATGAATGTGATGTAGGATAAAATTCTCCAACTGTTCTTGGTTCAACGGTAACTGCTTATGCATCTTTCATCTCCTTCAGCACTGCCTTCACCACCACTCGGTACGCGTTCACATCTGCAAGATCATCAAACTCGCAACCCCCAGTCACAGAGTTCACATCGTCAACAGTGTACGCAGCGCACCAATAATCCAAATCCGCAAGGTGATTGCTCAAGATCGCAATCGCCTCCTGTCTCAGTTGATCACGCATTTTGTTTCTCCACCAAAATTTCCATGACTTCGTAACTATCGTCTTCTGACAGGGCATAAGTTTTGCGGTGGCCTTCGCCCTCACAGGCAAGTTTGTACGCGTGGTCTTCGTCATAGGCTTCGACTTCGTAAACCGCAGAAGACGTGTAATGACGGATCACCTCAAACTTTTTCTTTTGCGGTTCGGGTGCGTCCGCTGACATTTTTTCCAAGTGGTCTAACAACGGTCCCAACACTGTTGAGTCGGCGACCTGAAGAATGTGCTTCAAAGCTCTCGCTTCGTCCGCGTCCACAAAGAAACAAAGTTTATCCATCTGTAAATTGTCCATCTCATTTCCTCCGTAATTTAAAGAGACTATGCGATGTTATGCGATCCTATGGGACTAATCAAGTCAAAAATTACATTCCAGTCTGGATCACCCTCACACTCGAATAAAGGCTCAACGTCTAAACCCTCCAGCTTCAAATCCATTGCTGCGTTTGCAGGATACAAAAATACTTTTTGCGGCATCTTTTTGGTTTTCTTTTTCAGGACCAAAACCCACGCACTGGCATGAGCATGGTTAGAAAGCCACGCGACTTGGTGCGGACGCAGATCGACTGCACGACCACCTGTCGCTTTCAATTCTACAAAGTGAAAGTCGCCTTCTTCGTCACACAACAAAACATCAGGAACCCCGGGCATCGCCCACGTTTCAAGCCTAGTTGGGATGATCTTCCTCGTAGTCTTCTCCAGCCCCGTCTTCATCATTCGCCAGAAGTCTGACTCTCGCTTTGTCGCGGTTGCTGGAATTTGTCTGTCCTTCGGGAGTAACGTCGATAGTGATCGGGGCATAGCTCTGCTTTATTTCCTCAAGCGCCTTTAGCACATCATCTTTGCTCATGCTGTCGATACTGCCGTGGCGGATTTCTGACTTACTTACATAGATGTCGCCCTGCGCTTGCCCCCGTCGATACTCAGCTTGGACGGCTGCTGAGTATGCGCCGTTTTGCAATGCCATATCACGGATGGTTTGCAAATCTCTTAAATGGCGTTGGTACGTCACGCCAAACTTTTCATCCAGCTCTGCTCTGTACGCTTGGATTGCGTTCACAACATGCGGACTAATGTGTGGGTTGGTTAGCTCATACGCCCGAGTGTGAGCAGATGAGGCAGGATAACCAGCGTTGATTGCTGCTTCCCGCATTGTAATCTGTCCGTCCTTAGAAACCAATTCTTTTACAAACAGTTCCTGCTTTCGGGTCAGTGGTTGTGCCTTCGTTGCTCTGGGTCGCCCTGCTTTTCTTTTCTGTACGACAGGTGTGGATTTGGCGATATCCCCTTGTTTTCTTCGAGCCACTTTATTCTCCAGTTAATAAGCGGTAGTTTCCTTAAATTAACCCTTCTTTATATATATAGCCAGAAATATTTTTTTTATTTTTTTTTCGTCAGACCCCCCTTAACGCACTTCTGCCCTTTCTTGGTTACATAAATTTTGGTTACGTTACACTTTTGTTTTTCTATTTATGAAACTTGTAAGTCTATATATATAAAAGACTTTTTGCTGAAAGTTACACGGTTACACCGGTTACGGGCATTTTCACTTTAAAATATTTTTTCTATTTTCAGCTCTATATATAAAGGGAGACGTTTAATTTGTTCCCCGAGCCGCGGTCCGTGGGTCGTGATCCGCGATACATCCACCTAGAACGGCGGCTCTTGCCCATCGTACTGTGGGGTCCACGGCACGTGGTCCGCGGGCTTTGAGGGGGGGATGGGGTTTTGTGGTTTACGGACCCCGATCTTGTCGAGGTCCGCTTCTATGTGTGGAGGGAGGGTCAATTCATTTTCTTTCTTTTACGACGTTGTATTCCGCCGTCGTCATCGAAGAAACCATCATCAATCTTATTTAGCATATCGCGGGCTACGTCTCTAAGTTCGTCTCCTGTTTCTGCCATTTCGATGTTTTCTTGCCAAATAGCTTTGGTTTGTAATTCTTTGAGCAGATCGCCCATTGAAGCATGAATTTGCTCGACCATGGAATGTTGGAACTCGTATGAGTTACTTTCGAACTCTGGGTCGAAGTCGAACCTGACAGTTAGGCAAGGTTCTCCGTCTTCCATGTTTATTGACGTGTGGATTTTCATTGTTTCCCGAAAAGGTTTTGTGATGTTTGTTGCTTCGGGGAATAGGGTGGTTTGTTCAGTCATTTTATTACTCCATTGTTTAGACATTTATTATACGGATCGTCTCACCTTCACCAAGAGTTTATTCTTCGTCGTCATCGTCTATGTCCCATAGCTCGGCCTGTTCTGGTTCGAGGGCCGGTTTTTCTGTGACGGCAAGGATGTACGTTGTATTGAAGAGGACGGCGACATCGTCTTCGAGTTGGATTCGTAGTCCGTGCATTTGGTCCCATTCCCAGTGTACGACGTTATTGTAGAGTACGGTTGGGTTTGGTGATTGTGCTGACGGAGCGAAGGTGACGGTTATGTCGAGCAGTTTATCTTCAGTCATCACTCAACCTCCAACTGTCTATGTCAACCAGACCCTTTGTTGCATCACGAATAGATTTAGCGTGTAAGACGTTTGGTATGGTTTCCCCTTTCATGTAACGGCTGATTGTGGGCTGCGATATTTTAGTCAATTCGCTCATTTTTCTTTGAGTAATCTTATGCGCTTTCATGTATGCATCTAAAGTCCATTTAGCGTTTATGTCTTCAGGCAGTGCAAATGGGTTTTTAAAGGTCGCTGGGGTTTTCTTAACGATATACTCCTGCTTTCTCGGCACACTTATTTTTCCTGTCTTTGGTTTTGCTGTCAGCATTTGTTGTTGCAACGATATCATTTGACGTTGCGCTTCCATCACATTCTTCTGACATTCGATCACATATCTTAAATCATTTTCTGTCGTCATTTGTTTTCCTCATATTGTTCCGCGAGGCTTTCGCCTATGTTTGCTGCGGTTTCTTCATCGACGAAGGTTGCTCTGGTCATTGGCTTGGTGCGGAAGAACCCTTTGTACTGCGGGTTGTAGTGCATGAATAGCCGAGCGTAGAGCGCGATGAAGTCGTTAGAAATTTTGTAGTCGTCTCCGGTGGTGACGATCATTGTCTCCCACCGGATGCGATTTACGATTAGCCAAGCGGACAAGCGTGTATGTCCACGTTCGATAGCTTGGAAGGTGAAGCGTTCGAAGAGTTTGTAGAACTCTGGATTTTGTTTATGCCACGCCCACCATCTTTCTTTCAGGTCTTGCTTCATGTGAATAGCATGACAGCTATACCAGCTAACAAGGCTCCTACTATGGCTTGAGCTATATAGCGTTTTGTTTTGGAAGGCTCCTCGACAGGCTCGAAATCATAAAGGTCGTTAGCACCTTCGTTATAACGTGCGGCATCATCTGGCTGCAAAGCTTCTTTGCCAAACAAGGCATTGAGCCCCGGTTCGAGTTCCGTGGCGAGTTCTTTTGCGGTAACGGGCGCTTGTTTTAGCTTCTTGGTGCTTTCCTTCAAATCCTTGACGGGCTGCTTGAGCCATTCGGGGTCGTTGCCTTTGAGGAGCCAACCCATGACTTCGCCACGTTCCCAACGGTTAACCTTGTTTGGTCCCTGCTTGTTGGTCGATTTGACTTTCTTGGGTTTTGGAAAGGTGCCGTTCTTTACGCGACGGTAAACTGTCGGTTTAGATATTTTAGCTATTTTGCATACTTCGTTGATGTCGATTAAATCTTTCATGTGTATCTCCATAGTTGTAACACTATGAGATCATATGCGAGGCTATGCGATGTTGTCAATGGATTTCGTCATTGCCCGGATGGGAGACGACTGTCGTATCGATACTGAATGCAGCGTTAGTGATGCAAGATGAGAGCATACCCATTGCGGTTGGTGTATCGGGAGATATGGCAATGAGGTGCGTTATGATTGTTGTGAGTGCCCCGCCGAGGGCGGGAGCTGTCTGCAATCCCATAGCTTCAAACTCTTGCAGCAGTTCTGTGGTGCAGTCTACTGCGCAGACGAAATCTTCTTTAGCTTGTTCAGCCTGTAAGGATGCGCTGCCACGCTTTTTCGAGTTCATATACTTTCAACTTTTTTACCTCTGGTTCCAAGGTAGCATCTTTTTCTACTGCCGTCATTTGTTCATTCACGGCGGCGTTCACTTGACGCACTGCCCAGCCCCAGTCAATTTCGTTCACTCGCTTTTCGGCTTCCATGTATCTACCTCCGCATACCATTTGCCGTTACGGCTTTCACAAACTTGTACGTTAATCCACTCGTCTGTCTGACCCGTGAGCCACGAGGCGAGGTCTTCTCTTTTAATACTGAGATTACATTTTATCCAGTCGGGAGCGTTGTCGCGTGGTTTTTTAGCCATGAGGCCATCGACGAAGACTTTTTGATTTTCCATGATTTACTCCTTTGGAAAGAAATGCCCCCAGCCGGGGGCAACCGAACTGGGGGCGATGTCTCTACTACGGAGCGTGGCTTCAAGACCCGAGCCACGAGAGAGACTTTACCCCACATATATGCGATAATCAACACTTATTCGCATAGATCGGGTGGAATTTCTGCATTTTCCGCAGAATCTTGGATCACGAGCTTACATGTATTGCACTGCCGTGTAATCCTTTCTTTATTCATTTCAATGACTTGCAAGTATTGGTCGCATTTCGGGCAATGATTTTTCATCAGACGCTTGTGGACTTCACCCGCGTCGCTGTTCCAATCGCTCATCGGTTACTGCCATGTTGTTGTTAGCTTTGTACTCATCGAAGACAAGGCGAAGCTGCCCACCGATGGTACGCCCTTCAGCTTTAGATAGTTCTTTGATCTCTTCATACACTTCTCGCGGTACGAGGATACTTTTCCAACGTGTTGTGTCCATAAACTCTTTCTCCAGTTGCCCGGCATGTCTACGATATTATAAGATGATATACAAGATTGCAAGAAAAACGGGTGTTTCAATGAGCTATGTACTCTTCGGACAGATGTCTGATCCAAACATTGCCGCGGTCCGCGAATACTTTGATCGTATTGTTGAGGGTGCGATTGGTCGTGCGATTCGGGACAAGTTAGCGCCACCCTAGCGCCACCCGTAAGTCATTGGAAATAAAATCGGAATAGTTCTTAGCCGATATAAATGAGGGCAAGTTAGCGCCACCCTCATTTTCCCAAAGAAAAGCCCCGCCGAAGCGGGGCCAGTTGTTGAGGTCAGGCCACAGGCGTAGCCGACGAGCAGTATGGAGTTGCTATTTCGCTTCGCCCCATGAGGGACCGATTTCCACGTCACACTTTGACGGTACTTCAAGCGGAACAGCGTTAACCATAATTTGCGCTATTTCGTTTGCTTCGTCAACATTTTTAACCGACATAGCAATTTCGTCGTGGATTTGGATCATGGGTAAACGCCCAGTCTTGTAGATATCCACCATTGCTTTCTTGGTCATGTCGGCTGCGGATGCTTGGATCAAGCGGTTTAGAGCCTTGTAAGTGTAGGCCCGCTTTAATCGCGTGGTCGCGCCGTAGGTATCGATAGCTTCTTTGTAAGGCAAGGCTTTGTTCATCTCAAACGTGTCCGGCTCCCACAGGTCAAAGCGGCACTTACGCCCAAGGATAGAGCGCAGCGATCCGCCAGACGATTTGTCGTTTAGCCTGTTGGTTACGCCGTTCATCAGACCTTTCACAAACGGAACGCGTGTGTGGTACTGCTTAACAATCGCTTTGGCTTCTTCGACGCTGATGTCTAGCTGGTCGGACAGCTTGTTTACGCCCATGCCGTACATCATGCCAAGGTTAATTGTCTTGGCCTGCTTACGCGGGATGTTCGCCATCTCTGCAACCATGGTATGGAAATCCGTACTCGGGTCGTTGTTGTATGCTTCTACAAACTCTGCCGCGCCCTCCAATGGTAGGTTGCGCATTTTGCCATAGACGTGTGCGTAGTGGGTCAGGATGCGTGGTTCCTGTTGCGAGAAGTCAATGGCTGCCCACTGGTCGCCCTCTTCTGGCAGGAACAAACTGCGGATCAAGGGACCAAGCTCTGGGTCGCGGGCCGGGATTTGTTGCAGGTTGGGGTTGGACATTGAGAACCGCCCACTGACCGTGCCGCCATCATCTGACCTGATTTGGTTGATGTGTGCGTGGATGCGCCCGTCACTGTGGCAATGCTTCATGATGCTGTTGATGAACGTGCCTGACGTTTTATTCAGGTTCCGCGCTTCGACAACCAGCTTTGCGAGCGGGTGTTCGTTCTCTTGTAAGAACGCTTTAGTGAATGACGGTGCGCCTTTCTCTGTCTTTGGATAGACTATGCCGACACTGTCGAATGCTTTGGCAAGCGATTGCGCTGCCCAGATTTCTACGTCACTACCTGCAATGTGTTTGATCTGCGCGTGTGCTTCTTTCTCGCGCTTGAGCAGACCGTCACGGACGCGCTCTACTTTGTCCAAGTCTACGCGAACGCCACGCATGGTCATGTCTACCAGACAAGGCAGAAGGTCCAGTTCGAGGTTTGCGATAGGCCACAGCTCTTCCTTACCGAGCTGCACAGAAAAGTACGACCAAAGCTCAAGGGTTAACTCTGCATCAGCCTGTGCGTAAGGGCCGACATACATGGCGGGCATCTTCCACATTTCTGCCTTTGGGTCGATTCCAAACTCACGCGCAGCTTCGACAAGGGCTTTCTCTGATTTGGTTTTGTTGAGGTGGTCGTAACAAAGCGCATTCAGACTGTAGCTGAAACGGTTTTCGTCCAGCAACGAGGCGACGACCATCGTATCGATGATGCGTCCGTTTACCTCAAACCCTTCTGCTTTGATCCAGCCCAAGTCATACTGGGCGTTGTGCATGATCTTGTCTGCGGGACACTCGAATACTTTCTTCAGCCACCGCCGCACAA